CAGACCTTTCATCTCTAATCAAAGAGACTGAGAAAATTTCCAATCCAAATTCATTCGGTGACCGCGATGAGGGTTTCTGGCGTCCAGAGTTGGACAAGTCAGGAAACGGATATGCAGTTATTCGATTTCTTCCAGCACCCGATGGAGAAGAACTTCCTTGGGCACGTATCTGGAATCATGGGTTTCAGGGGCCAGGTGGCTGGTATATTGAGAACTCTTTGACTACTCTTGGTCAAAAAGATCCTGTGAGTGAACACAACTCACAACTTTGGAACTCTGGGATTGAGGCAAACAAAGAGGTTGCCCGTAAACAGAAACGTAGGTTGAACTACACTTCTAATGTCTACATTATTAAAGATCCTTCTAATCCTCAAAATGAGGGGCAGGTCTTTATGTATCGTTATGGTAAGAAGATTTTTGATAAGATCAACGATCTCATGAATCCAGAGTTTGAGGATGAGTCACCAGTAAATCCATTTGATTTATGGAGTGGTGCCAACTTCAAGATGAAGATTCGTAAGATTGAGGGATATTCTAACTATGATAAGTCGGAGTTTGATACTCCTACTGCACTGTTGGAAGATGATGATAAAATGGAAGAGATTTGGAAGTCTCAGAAATCACTTAAAGGGTTAGTGAGTGAAGATAAGTTCAAGTCTTATGATGAACTGAAGTCTAAGTTGGATCGTGTTCTTGGTCTTTCGGCCGCTGCACCTACACCAACTCCATCAAATGATGTTCCTTTTGATGGTGGACAACCATACACTCCACCACCTGCTCCAGCCTCTGAGTCTACTACAGAGGATGAGGGTATGGATTATTTTCAGAAATTGGCAGAGAGTGCTTAATTACTAAGTAAATCCGTCTTTTCTAACTCTTGAGTTGTCTTTAACATCTATCTGAGTCAGTTGAGGAGCATTTGTGACACCAATGGTTCGAGCATCAATATTGTTGATATTGCTCGAACCACCCCCACCAGCCATTGCACCAGACATTGTATTCATATTCATACTTTGTACTAATAACTTATCCTCATTAGACAATCTACCAAAACCTTCCATTGCTTTGATGTTACTTTCTATTCTCTGTGCATCAGCTCCACTGAAAGCTTCTAGTCCTTTTCCTAAGTGAAAGATACCAAGTCCTAAGTCTTTTAATCTGTCTGTATTAATTGATTCATCTTTTGATAGGTCTGCGATTTGTTGTATTGGACCTTTAGTTTCTCCAAAACCAAATAAACTTTTAAATGAATCAACTACACTACCTATTGCACTAGATACACCACCAACTGCAGAACCAGCTGCAAATGCAAGAATACCCGCACCTAAATCTGCAATTCCACTACCAAGTTTTCCAAGTCTGTCTGCATCAATTTCTTTTAAGGCTTTCATTGCACCAGTTCCCAAACCACCAAGAAATTTTCCAATACCTACACCAATTCCTTCTAATAAATTTCCAAGAGACTCCCCATCAAGACCCCCCATAGCACCCAGTTTAGCGAATAAATCACCAACTAAAAACCCAGCAGTAAATCCAGCAATACCAGCACCCAATCCTGTTAGAGCAGCTGCCATTCCTGGCCCCGCAGCAGGATTAAATGCTCCTAATGCTGCTACACCAAGAAGACCAGTTAGAACTAACATTCTTTTCTTATCACCAGCAAATGCATCAATAAAATTACTAATCAACTTAGATAAACTTTTACCATCTAATCCTGCCATTTCCCCAAGTCTTGATATACCATCTGCAGAAAGTAAACCAAATGCAAATCCAGCAATACCCATACCTATTGCAGTCATACCAGCAGCAATTCCTAATGCTGCACCACCTGCAGCTACAGCCCCTGCAATAGGAACTGCACCGATAAGTCCAGTTAATGCGCCTACACTAAGAAGACTGATAAGAACTCCAACTCCAGCTGCTCCTTGAGATGCAAATGCACTTACAAAATTACCTATCAATGTGGATAAACTTGAACCATCTAAATTTATCATTTGACCTAATTTTGCAATACCATCACCAGCCATCACACCTAAAAAGAATCCAGCAATACCAAATCCAAGTCCTGTCATACCTGCAGCAATCTTTAAAGCATTTACTCCTGCAGATTTCATACTATCGCCAGGAACTAATGCAGATAATGCTCCAACTCCTAATATTGCTACTAATGTTGCAACTCCAGATTCTCCTTGAGCTGCAAATGCACCAGTAAAATTACTAATCAAAGTTGCAAGACTTGAACCATCCAACCCTGCCATGTTACCTAATTTTGCAAGTCCATCAGCTAAAAGAATACCACCAAAGAAACCAGCAATACCTGCACCGATTGCAGTCATTCCACCTGCCATTTCCAGAGGTGTTACTTTAAGTTTTCCTGCAAGTATAGATAGACCAATTATACCACCCATCATTAGAGCAGTTTCTGCACTAAATGCACCAAAGAAGTTTTGAATTAGTGTTTTTAGATTTTCTCCTTCACCCATAAAACCAAGTAGAGTATCTGCAGCTCCTAGTGCCAGAAGAAATGCAGCAATACCAGCACCCAAGGCTCCCATTCCAATGGCAAATCCTACTCCAATCTTGGCTACGGCTTTGAACACAGCTCCAACTGCACTCCCTATTCCACCAAGTAGACCTGCAATGAGTCCACCAGATTTCTTATCACCAGATGAGATTGTTTGGAAATTTTTACCTAGAGTTTCTTGGATTGATTTGAGAGTACCAAGGACAGCTTCATCATAAACTTTTCTCTCTGCATTTTGTTCTGCATTTTTGGCCCTACTTGTAGCTGATTCACCAGAAGTATCTTTGATCCCCTTGTTAATCTCTTTTAGGGTAGCATTTAAATCATTTAAAGTTGCTTCTGCCATTATTGTGACCTCTTAGCTTGGTTCATTTTCTCTGTTTCTTGTTCGACATGATCTATTAACATATCGACATAAATTTGTCTCTCAAATGGAATCATATTCTCTAGTTCCGAAAGACTCCAATTGTGGTGCTGAACCATAGCAAAATTCACTGTATAGTGATTGGCTAGGGAGTCGTGACTCAGCCCGATACGAAAAAATCTGATAAACCTTCCATCATTTTTGTGTCAGTTATTCCACAATTTTTACAAGTTGAAGTTACTTCTTTCCTTAACTTCGGTGCACCATCAAAGAATTGTTGTATTCCTTTGAATTGTAACGATGACAAAGAATTTAAAAATTCATTTACTTCATCTTCAGTATAGTCAGATGTTTTATGCATCTGTTCTCCGTCCATGATGTACTCTATACAAGCAGTTATCATCTTGAACGTACTTTCAACTAGGTCTTTCTGATCTATACCTGCTAATTTGTCAGCCATTTCCATGGCTGGATACTTCATTTTGACTTTTATCGTATCAGTTATATCAACAAGATCTTTATGATCTTTACTTTTTTCTATTTCAATCTCATCAATATTTACAACTGATTCAAATACACATGGTGTATCATTTTTACATACCTTATCATCATCTGAGTATGTAATCGGTATTTCATCTCCAACGGATCTTGCTCTTAGTTGAAGAAAAATGTATTCAATATCAAACATTGGAAGAGAATCAAGATTCATCTGTTTCTCTACACAATTATTGATAATTTCTTTCAAAGCTCTAACCATATCATCCTGTTCACTAGTTTGCATGGCCATCATCAAAAGTTTTTCCTCTTTGACAAGGAAGGGTCTATATGTGATTGACTCACCAGTTGAAGGTAGAGTCAATTTGTGTTTCATTACTGTAAGTTTCGGCAAACTCATAATATACTCCTAATTATATTTTATTACCCCGAATGTGGGTTTTGAGTAGTAGTTGAACCAGATACGATTCCTACAACATTTCCCTCTACCCATCTTTTATATTGCATTGTCACAGGTAGCCTTGCAATTTCATTTCCACCACCATGTGAAAGTTGAACTTCTGCCACAATACTTGGCCAAGCATTTTCTAGTGTAATTTCGTATGGAACATTACCCCCAAAACCATTGGAGGTTTTTAAGTGTTTTCTTATTAATATTTTACAAGTATATTCGTTATAAAATCCTAGATTTCCTGTGTTTGGATTTATAATTTTATTTTGCCACTTGTCAAAAAATCTTTTTTGAGCCATATCTTCAGTTAGTAAAAATGTCATTGAAAGTTCTTGAAATGCTTGTCTATATGGCATTTGATACCCAACTCCATGAATAAACTTTTCCTGTGCACTTACACTTTTTGTAGGAAGAGCTACATTCTCACAAAGAAATTGTAAATCTTTTGCTACACTACCATCTAAACCTGCAATTCCACTACCACTAAAAATAACTTCAAATTTTTCTGTAGTTGCTAGTCCACCTCTTTTTGTTATTGTGGATCTTAATGTATCTGGACTAAATGCACTCATTAGTAATTTCTCCTACTGTCTGCCCATACAGTTTTCTTTGATTCTTTCTGGAATCTCTCAACTGGCAGGAAGATTGCTATTTCCCATTCGTCTGCATCTATACGAACAGTTTGTGATTTTACATGATCCCCAAGGTATCTTTTGACACAAGGTACTGCTCTTCCAAATCTATTTAGAAGTCCATACGTTAATTCAAGTCTTGTGGTCTTGTCGTATTTGTCATTACTTGCATACTTATTGAGTTGATCCATTAATACTGCTCGTTCTCTTGGAGGTATGTAATGTAGATTCAAACCATAGAACCCGCCTGGTGCTCTCTCAAATGGAAAGACTAAAGGATACATATCCCAATATGGTAACTTTTTGGCAAACTTTGGATCATACTTATAGAAGAACATTTTCCCCAACATAATATTGTCTTCTGGTTGTCTTCTCAGAAGTTGATTTGGAGTAACTGCTCTCATACGAGCACTGGCACCTGCTTGTTTTGTTTTTTCTTTAAACCAATCCCCTGCCGCTCGTGCCTTTGCCCCAGCGGTACTCGTATTGATTGCAGTCTTCAGTTTATCAAGAAGACCTTCGTTGATTGCTTCTGCCATACTAATATTTAGTCAGATCGTCTTCAGTTAATATTTTCCAGCCCCATTTTTTGTCACCACAATATGCCTTGGCAGCCTTCCATTTTGCTTCATTGACTCCCCATGTCTTAACTTCTCTGATAAATCTACCTCTTTTTCTTCGGTCTTTGGGTGGCACACCTTTTGGTGGAGAACATTGTGCCTTGGGTTTGACTTCTATGAGACTTTCTTTCACTAACCCTTCTGATGTTTTGACCTTTACCCAGAAGTCAGGAAAGTATCTATGTCTTCTACCATCTATTGGAGAACGATAAGGAATAACTATTTCTTCACTTGACCATTTTAAAACAGATTTAGTTGTATCAAGATACCGCATGAATCTTAATTCCCACAAAGAACGATATGTGATAGCAGTATGATCCCCTTTATATTTTGATCTATTCTTTGGTTTAAATTTTCCTTTGTAACTCATATAAATATCTATGTATCATTCTATTCGGAGATTTCATGGCAAACGTATACAAATATCCTTTTGATCTTGATAGTAATCCAATGTATAGACATAGGATTTCTTTTAGAACTAAACAACATCAAAGAAAAACTACAACATCTGGATATGGAGATAAAAGTGTTTTCTTATATTTACCACCAGATGCTTTAAAAACTTCATATTCACAATCTTATGCAGATACTGATTTGGGGGCAGTTGGTAATGTAATTAATCAAATAGATGAAAGATCGGTTAGTGCAGTAGGTGATGCAATTTCTTCTGGAAGTATCGGTAAAATGTTAAACGTATTGAAAGGTGTAGGAGCTGATGATGCAACTAAAACTGCTCTTAAAAATGCTGCTGCTAGAGAAGCTACAACTAAAGCAGGTGCAATAAATGCCGGTGCTACTGCAGCAATTCAAAGTAGATTAGGACAAATTGTAAATCCATTTAAAGCTGTGATATATCAGGGCCCTGGCGGATTCAGAACATTTTCATTTAATTTTATCATGCAACCAGAGGATGATAAAGAAGTAGAACAAGTAAAACAGATAGTAAATTTTTTTAAAATGGCCATGCACCCAGGCGTAAGTGATTTAAGTTTTTCCACAAGTTACTTTGATGATGCTGCACAAAAAGAAGTAACTGAAACTAAAAAACAAACAGGTTCAATAACATCTTCTGCCATGTTGACTTATCCAGATACATTTGAAATAAAATTGTTACCAAATTCTAAACAAAGTAATTTGGAAACTGCTACGGGGAGTAATACCCTATTCAAAATAAAAGAGTGTTTTCTTGAAAGTTTCAATGTAGATTATTCAACTTCTGGTGGCCCTGCATTTTTTGAAAAAGATGGTTCTCCTGTTACAACGACTGTTGCAATGCAATTTAAAGAAACTGAATTGATGACCAGACAATCTATTGCTGAGGGATACTAATGTCAGAATATTTTTCAAACTTTCCAAAAATTAGATATGACATTTATGGTACTAATACAACAGCACCTGAGTATTCAACTGCAGTCAATATTCTTATAAGAAATAAACTCAGAGAAGTTGTCAAAGGTGATATTTCAATTTATTATCCGTATGTCATTCCAGAAGAGGTTCGTCGCCCAGATGTATTGTCTCAACAAGTATATGGTGATGTGTCTTTTACATGGACTATCTTCTTAGTCAACAACATACTTGATCCTCTTTGGCAATGGCCGATGGATTCCAGAACATTTGAATCTTATATTACAAGAAAATATGGTACAATAGGAGAAGCCAAAAATAATGTTCATCATTATGAGTATATTTGGCATGAGAGAGTTGAAGCCACAGGAACTTCTGATCCTATTCCTGCACAAAAAATAGAAGTAGATTACGATACATATCTTACGATCAATGAAGACTTTAAAAAAATTGTATATAGTTTTGAATATGAAGAAACTAAAAATGAGGCAAATCGTGAAATATCATTGATTCAATCAACATACATAAGTCAAGTTATAGATGAAGCTAGAGGATTATTCAGATAATGGCAGATCCATTACTAAGTGGAGGTGGAAACCTCACAAAAGCACAAACTGAAACTGCCCATAACGAAAGAAGTTTAGGTAAACAAGTTGGTGAATACAAAATAAACCGAATTAGAATTATTTCACCTTTGAGGTCAGAAGCTCTTGGTAGTGATTCTTACATTGATATTAGTGAAGGTGCAAAAGCAGTGTGGTCTGAAATTAATTTTTATGAAGATATTGACAATCCAGCAGTCACAGGAGACATAACTATTGCAGACGCTGTTGGAATCTTAGAAGGTATTCCAATACTAGGTGAAGAAACTTTAGAGGTATCTTTTACTACAGCGGGAAATGCTTCTATTGATAATATGATTATTAATAAGTTCCGAATACATAAAGTCGATCCACCAATTAAATCAAATGAAAATTTTAGATCAATAAAACTTCATTTTGTTTCAGATTTGGTTATGAAGAATATACAAGTTGAGGTACAGAAATCATTTAAAGGAAGTTCTGATGCTCCAAAAACTATTTCTGATATTGTGAGAAGTATTTACCATAATTCTTTTTCTAATGACTCCAAAGATAATCCTAATTATGAAACGACCAAAAAAGAATTTAAGGTAGAACCAACTATTGGTATATATTCAGTACATATTCCAAATTGGACTCCATTTAAAGCTATCCAGTATCTTGCATCAAAAGCTCAGTCCAGTAGTAATGATGCAAATGGAGCACATTTTGTTTTCTATGAAACACTTAAAGGTTATAGATTTGTATCAATAGAAACTTTAATGAGAGGTGGGTTTAGAAATTTTGATCCAGTTATTGAAGATGATGAAGATATTAGAAGAAGGGTAGGGTTCAACTATTTAGAACATGCACAAAAAGAATCACCAAATGCGTTTCTACCAATATATGACGAATATACACCAGAGGAAACTAGACCTTCTCATGTAGTAAAATATATTATGAGACCAGCAAACGTAGGTGGAGATGAACTTGAAAAAAGATTTTCAGTAACGTCTTTGAATGTTTTGAACTACCCAGATACCTTTAGAAACTTACGTTCTGGGATGTATGCAAACAGAGTAATTACTCACGATTTAATCACAATGGCTGTTTATCAAAGAGATTATTTTTACAAAGAACAAAAAGATACAGTCAGAGTTGATATTGATGGTGTTACTGTTCTGAGGAAAAACAAAAATAAAACCTCAGAAGATACAGAAGTAGATATTGACAACTTCACTACAGCAGAAAATGGTGCACTTTGTTCTGAATATGCCGATTACTTGGACAGACCACAAACTCATGTATCTTTGTTTCATACAAATAGAGGCATAAGTACAAAATTTGGAAATGGGCCAACAAAGAAAACTGTAAGAGATGGTGAAGGTAACCTAATAGCGGGGCTGTCTTTAAAAACCCGTACAATTGATGGTAAACCTGAAACTGCATTTCCAATAGAAACAGAAAAAAATATTGAACAAGTGTTGGGTAAACGAATATCACAACAAAGACAGATAGAATCAGTCAGAATACAGATTGAAGTCCCTGGCGATTCGGCCAGAGAAGTTGGAGATCTTATCTACTTCGATCATCCTTCTGATGAAGCTGGAGATAAAGAATCTGGTCAACCCAAAGGACACAAATACCTGAGTGGAAGATATTTGATTACAGCATTAAGACATAAAATCACAGGAGAAGAATACACGATGATAATTGAGGCATCTAAAGACTCATACTTATCTGAACCTTCTTCTGGATTTAAAGCAAATATTCCTAAAACACAAACCCCAGATGGAACTTCTTATGTAGAGGATGTAACTAAGTATGACTAATAATTTTATGGGAAAGAATGGATTTATTTGGTGGCAGGGTGTAGTAGAAGACCGCCAAGATCCACTATATTTGGGTAGGTGTCGAGTCAGGATTCTTGGTTGGGATACTGACGATAAGACAAAGATGCCTACAGAAGATTTACCTTGGTCATTTCCTATTCAACCTATCACCTCTGCCGCTCAAACTGGTGTAGGTACTAGTCCAACTGGACCAGTAGAAGGAACATGGGTTGTTGGATTTTATCGCGACGGAGAAGAAGCACAAGAAAGAGTTTTCTTTGGAACTTTGGGTGGTATTCCTCAAACCCAAGGTAATTTTACAAAAGGATTCAATGATCCTAGAGTTACATCAGATGAAGTACAAAAACATGAATTATTTGAAGACTACGATACAGTAGGTCCAAGATTAGACTATGACGCCGCACCAGATAGAAGAGTTCCAACTGCTCCTGCAGGGATAGATATTTATACTGGTGGATCTAAATTATCACAAGACAAAATTGATGAAAAAAATGCAGTAGGAAACTATGAACATCGTGAAATTGCGGCTCATGGAGTTGGTCCAAATTTATTGACTCCTGTTCAAGTGATACTCAAAGAATATACAGTTAAGAGTAGGTATCCAAATATCGATTACTTGGGAGAACCAACTACACCAAGACCCGCATTAGGTAGATTTGGAAATTTTAAAGGTATCACTTCTCATACTGGTGATGGACTTGTTAAACAAAAAGTAGAGTGGTCAAAAATTACTCAAAATATTACAAGATCAAAAAATCAAAGAACAAGTCCACGAGTTCCAAGATCTACTTGGTCAGAAATTTCTCCAGCAGCAATTAATCAAGCAAAGTACCCTTATAATCATGTTCATCAATCTGAAAGTGGACACGTTATTGAAATAGACGATACGCCAGGAGCAGAAAGATTACATCGTTATCATAGAGCAGGAACTTTTGAAGAGATTGGTCAATTAGGACAAAGAATTACAAAAGTGATGAATGAGGATCAAACTTTTAAGATGATGAACTCTTTTGAAAAAATATTTGGTGATTCATTAGTTAGTATTGATGGAGATTTGGACATAGTATCACAAAGGGGTTATCATCATACAACAGGATCTTTTAATGTTGATTCTAGGTCTGCAATCAGAATGTCAGGTATTGGTCAGGCATTATTTCAAGGTCGTGGAGGTGTTACTATAAATTCTGGTTCTGGGTCATTAACTCTTAGGGGTCAAAATTTAATCCATGATTTTAAAGATTCAAGTAGTACTCAAAAAATAAAGGGAAATTTAGTAAATAAAATAGGTGGTAAATTTTCAACTAGAGCGAGTGGAATAAATTTAGGATCAAGAGGGTCAACATCAATATCTTCTGGTGGTTCTTACAATGTGGTAACAGGGGATAATATTAATGAAGCCACAACAAATTTAGCAGGTATATTTGGAGCTCCTGCAAGATCTTTTAAAGCAGGTATTGGAGAAGTTATATTTGAGACTGCACTTCCAGGCCCTACTGGTGCTTTTACTTTTAATGCAGGACTTGGTGGATTACTTGGGTCTATTTCGATGGATGCTATTGGTCAAATATCACTTAATGTTGGGCCAAGTGGATCTGTCGCCAAATTAACACTTGGTGCTTCTGGAATTGAATTATCATATTTGTCTGGATTGTCTAAACTGACTCTTGGGCCTGCAGGTTGTACTCTTGATGGTTTAACTACTACAGTAAATGGTTCAGTTCAAGCAAAAGTAACAGGAGCATTAACTAATGTGGAGGCTTCAGGAATCAATACTGTTAAAGGTTCTCTTGTAATGATTAATTAGGAGTGATATGGCAAATCCACATATAAAATGGACTCAACCAGACGATGATGATGATATTTTGAGAAATGATTTAGTTACCATTTCTAGGAAGGCACCATCACCATTAAGAAATACTGATGGAGTAGATATTGGAGGAACATATTTTGCAGAATTTAATGATGTAGCAAGATCAATTAATCCTTTTGTGGCTGCATCTCCAAGTCCAGGCGGGGGTACAAATCCTGCAGTTCCTGCACATGTAGTTTATGTTTATACAGCTGAAGGAAAGATAAGTTTAGAGGGAGGAGCATTTGAGTTATTACCATTTTCTTCTGGGGTGTCTCCTGCAACTACAGTAACATTTGTAGATTTTGCTGGAGTTGGTGTAACTGGTTATCCGAAAAGTTATAATACATTGGCTGGTGATCCAGATTTTAGTAACAGTATAGCTGGTATTCCATTATGTGGAGTAACGACTAATGTAGAAACACAACATACTTATAGTATTGCACCCATGTCGGTTGCACCTGAGACTGCTGGATCTTTTGGAACTGGCGGAATTAATGGTAGTTATAGCCCCGGCGAAGGGGATAATCCAGCTACAACCAGTGCTGCAACTTTGGTAAATTCATTTAATGCTTCTTTTGGAGATACTACGATTGGATCACCAGTTGCATTATTTCAACTTAAAACTGGTGGAGGACGAGCAGGGCCAGGTCATCCAATAAGTGGAACTGATCCTGGCTTTGAAAGTGCAGGAATTAGTACAAATAAAGTATCAGAAATGTATACAGTAGGGGGGAGTTTTCATAATGGAACTGCAGTCCATGATGTTCATAGAGGTTCAGTATTATTTGAAGTAAGACCAGATACAGAAGCAATTATTAGTGGTGGTAATGTCACACAAAGTAAAACTGGTACAGCAAGTTGGGCAGCAGGACAAGGTAAAACATTAACAGTAACAACAAGTGGTGCACACGGACTTACGGATCAGTATAATAGAGTTTACATAACTGGAGCTAGTAACAATGCAATAAATGGTTTATGGAATGTTGCAACAGTCACAAGTGATACAGAATTTACTGTCAAATTATTTGCAGCACAATGTGGCCCAGCTGCAGTTACATCATCCGTCAATGTGGTTACTTACGATGGAATAGATAAAAGGGGAGGTAAGTTAAGACAACAAACTGGAACTATTAATACAATACAAAAAGTAGTAACTAATGTTCCTGCCTCTGGTTCAGGCCCATCGGCAACTCCTGCTACACATCATATTGATTACAGATACACAGGATCACATGGAATAGGTTCTTCTGGAACTGTAACTGCTTCTGTTTTTGGTTCAGGGTATTCAGGGACAGGAGGTTTACCAGATGGAGATTTTACTGGTGGTGTTACGATAGATAGTTCATCACAATTTACGAGAAGAGTTGCATCTAGTCAAAGTGGTGCATCTGGGCCATCTACTTCTACTCTTGCATCCAGTTTGAGTGCAAATACATTTAATGCTGATAATGATCTTGAAGTTGTTGCTGGAGGTATGTTTGGAAATACTCAAGTTATATTAAAAGGGAGTGTTTCAACAACTAAAGATGTTCCATATAGTTTTCATGGAAATACAACCTCAAGTCAAGTTAGTACAATATATTTTACTGGTGCATCTAGTGAGAGATCTTTATTTCGTGAGGCTGGTTTTAAGTTAAATAGAGATACGGGGCGTGTTTTTACAGAAGGTTCACCATCAACTCAACCAAGTGGAACTGATGGTATGCCGGGCGGGTTTGATCCGAATACGAATCCAGATGGGGGAGTAAAAGAAATTGATAAATGGTTACCAAGGTCTATGCATGCTAAGGCTAAGGCACTAGAAAGAAACGATCCTACAGAGTTATTGAAAGCAAATACTTCTGGTCAACATCAATTAGATCAGATGTTAAATTCTCCTATGGTAGATACAAGTGATAATCTTACTACACTTTTATTACCTAGAGAACAAAAAGAAGAAACTTGTTGGTTCACTATGAGAGCATTTAAAAATCCTAGTCATAGAAGAAATAATACATTTATTGAAGGTGAGGATGTCGTTACAAGACAATTTGGAATCAAAGTATATTCAAATTCATCAAGTGATAGGAATGAAATAATTTTAGACTATATTGATCAATCAAATATATCAGAAGTTGCAAATACAGATACATCATTTGTTGCAGATGGTGTTGCAATTTCAAATCAACAACATTTGGATAATGGATATGCAAATGGTACTTTTAAAAATCAGTAGGAGATATTATGGGAATGCCAATTTCAATTTCAGGTGATCCATCTTTGGGTCATGCATTTAGTCCTAGTCCAATTACACCAACTCAAGCAACTGTTTTGGCTTTAAATAAACCAGTTCACGTTGTTGGAGATGTGATTGGTGTTCATGTTCTTGGAACATCTGCTCATGCAGGTACTATTGCACAGGCATCAACTACAGTTTTTGCAAATAGTAAAGGTGTTGCCAGACTCATGGATGGTGGAGATTGTGGTGCAATGATTCTTGGTACTGGTGGGAATGTATTGGTAGGGGGATGATATGAAATGGAGAGAAGGTAAACCAGAAAAGGTAGATGAATATGTTAATGACCTCAATAAATTTAAAGATTCATTATATCGGACAATTTCAGAGTTAAAAGAAAAGAAGAAAGAACTTTTAGTAAAAATGGAAGAAGAAAAGGTAAAAGATGGCTGATTGGCAAAAGTCAGAGTTAAAAGATTTTGAAGAACTCAAAGCCTTAAGTGAACAAGGAACTATTGCAATAGATACAGTTAATCGTGCATTGGCAATTGTTCAAGGTGCTGGAGAAGCTGCAAAACTATTTTTATTAGGTACAGTTAATCCTGCATTATTGGCTTTAATTGTGGCAGCTGATGCAATGATTGCAGTCTTACAAAATTTTAAAGAGTCAGGTTTGTTTGTAGTTCAAGTCAATCCATTTGAACAACCTTATGGTGCAAAAGATCAAAATATTATTGGCATAGAAATTGAAAAAGACTCTTCAACTGGTTTGGCTTATTTTTCAAAGTCAAGAGTTACAAATCCAAGATCACCATTTTTTAACCAAGAATTTGAAGTGGGAGATGATTATAGAAAATCTCTCATTATTTCGGATTTAAATAGTAGTTACAGAGATAGTAATGGTGTACGATATGGTGAGAGTAATTTTGTGCCACCAGTACCACAACTTTCAAAAGATTTAAATTTAGTTCCTGGCGGTTATGATCCTGCTACATGGACAGGAACAAAACCAAATATACCAAAAACTGATTTTGGAGTACCACTACCTACACTTATAGCACCAGACTGTATAAAACTTTTGGCTGCTGCATTTGAAGATGAAGGTGACGTTCCAAGATTTTTATTAAATAGTGCTTCTTTCACAGGAGATGCATATACCTTTTCTGGTGAAAAATTTCCAATAACTGATACTACTGCTCTTCTTCCTCAAGAGTTATATAGATCTTCTAATACTGCTTTAAGTACTGTAAGTAGAGATAGATTAACAACTCTGGTATCTTCTGGTAAACCAAATTATCAAGGTAATACAGAATTAACTGGAATAAGTGTTTCTGCATTGGCAATGGTTGTTACTTCTCAAAATCCTAAAGAATGGGTAGACCAAATTACAAAAGTTTTAAATTTATTTGATTCTGGATTTGGGGAGTTTAGAAAACAAATGTTAAGATATGCAGATCAACTTAGTGAAGAGACTCTTCCAGTAGATACTATACGAGTTAGATTGGATAATAGATATGGTGGTGGTGATTATGAAGTGGGTGATTTTGTAAAGGGTAAAACTAGTGGATGTATTGGACAGATAGAATCAATTAGAGATACAAAACCTAGTGTTATGAAAAGAAAATCTTATAGAGCTAGTGTTTTATCTCCCGATGCTGCACCAGACCCAGATGTTCCTATTGATATAATACCAGAAGAAACCATTGACGGAAATGCAGATGGTTATTTTACCGATGCAACTATTACAGTTAAAAATTATTCTGGTTTGACTCCCATCAAAAATTGGGAAGTTGGAGAACGTATATTTCAAGCTGAAAAGTTTAAATTACCCGATGATGAAGTCTTATATGATTACAAATATAAAGATGCTATCATTCAATCACAAATGTCAGGAAGACCAGTTCCAGATACCAGAAAACCAAAAAGAGCAATTGTTATAAATCAATTTGCAACAGTGCCTGATTCAGAAACCCCAAATTTTTATAGTTATAGACTTGCAGATCTAATTCCCGGCTATGGAGATTTTTTTGATGATATGATTAATATTGCTGAATCTATAAAAGCATTTGCAGAGGGAGTTCTTGAGGCAATACAAATCATAATTGAGGCAATAGATGATTTAGTAGAATACTTTGAAGAGATTGCATCAAATATCATAGTTCTTATTGAATTATTAACTCAGGGATTACCAAATGCAGGAGTTTGGTTTATGGGTATGACTTCTCAAAATGGAAGTCAAGCATTTGCAGATGCTTTAAGATCTGCAGGAAATGCACCAGATGATACTTATAAGATATCTGCTGGTTTTTGTTTTGTTGGTGCACCTCAATTTGATCCTGACCCTGTTAAAAGGTTTTTTAGTGCACTAGGTGTAGAGTATCAATCAGTCGGATGAACTAAATAATACAAGGAGACTTATGCCGACATATACCCGAAATTATAAAGATTTGGATTTTGACTTTACTGCAAATCCAGTCACCGGCGATGTGGCCACAGTTAAAGATGCTACATCAATTAAAAGAGGCATACGAAATGTACTTCTAACGGAGAATCAAGAAAGACTGTTTCAACCAGAGATTGGTTCTGGTTTGAAAAATTTGTTATTTGAACCAATGACAGATATTACCACTCAATTACTTGAGGAAGAGGTAAGAAATGCCATTGAGAGTTGGGAAGGTAGAGCTCAAATTGTAGAATGCATAGTAACGCCGGAAGAAGAAAATAACAGATACAGAGTTGCTGTAATCTTTAGAATAATAAGTCAAACAGACGAACAGCGATTAGAAGTATTCTTATCCAGAGAGAGATAACAAATGTCAGATGTTTCTTCAAAACTAAGTGTTTCAGAATTAGATTTTGATACTATAAAATCCAACCTCAAGAATTTCTTGAAGGATCAGAATGAGTTTGCGGATTATGATTTTGATGCATCAGCACTGTCTGTTCTTTTGGATGTTCTTTCATATAATACTCATTACAATGCATTCTATTTGAATATGATTGTGAATGAGATGTTCCTTGATACAGCATCTATTAGAAATTCAGTAGTATCAAGAGCCAAACATCTGGGATATGTACCCCAATCAGTACGAGGTGCAAAAGCATATGTTGATCTTACTATAACTCCTGCAGATACACCATCGTCAATAATTATAGCCAAAGATACTCAATTTGCATCTACAGTAAATGGTATATCTTATATTTTTAGTGCTACAGGATCTACTACTTTAAATGTAAATTCAAATGGAGTTTATACTACCGCAAATGTTGAGATAAGTCAAGGTGTTCCTTTAACTCATCGTTATACTGCAAATACTGAGAACCCAGATCAAAGATTTATTCTACCAAATGCAAATACAGATACAAGTACTTTGACAGTCAGGATTCAATCTTCTGCAGAAAATACTAATGTTTATACTTACACTGTTGCAAATGATACAACTACTATATCATCAACATCTAATGTGTATTTTCTAGAAGAAGCAGAAGATGGAAAATATGAAGTGATATTCGGAGATGATGTAATAGGGAGAAAACCAGTAAGTGGAAACATTATTTTACTTTCTTCTCTTGTAGCTGATGGTCAAGATCCAAACGGAGCAACAACTTTTAATCCAGTTGGTTCGGTGGGTGGATATTCAAATGTTACAGTTTCTACACTTACTACAGCTTCTGGTGGTTCACTTAGAGACTCCATCAATAAGATAAAATTTAATGCACCAAGAAGTTATCAAGCTCAAAACAGAGCAGTTACTATTAATGATTACAAACGTATTCTGGAAAGAGATTATCCTGCTGCAGAAGCAGTTGTAGCATGGGGTGGAGAAACAAATGATCCCCCTGTCTATGGCAAAGTTTACCTTGCAATTAAACCAGCATCTGGACTTACACTTTCAACTGCTACCAAAAAATTTATCAAAGATACAGTCTTGGCAAACAGGAATGTTGTTTCCGTAACCCCAGAGGTTACAGATCCAGATTACTTGTATGTCACAGTAGATACTACTATAAAATATAATTCAACAAATACTACTTTGACAGCAGCAAGTATTGAATCTTTATTGACTAATACTGTTTATCAATATGGTCAAAGTGATTTAGGATCTTTTTCAGATCAATTTAGATATTCACCATTGATAAAGAAAATTGATGAAACTGAATCTGCTATTGAAAGCAGTTTGACAACAGTTAAATTA